CCAAAGAAAAAGCGGCAGGCCCACCACCTGCCGCCCCATCTTCCACGCCTTAGCTTGCTCAGCTGACGGTGGCCACAGTCAGCACGCAAGCCGTGTCGCCACTGCCCAGCACCGCTGGATCGCTGATCGTCAGCACATCGCCCACCTTGTAGCTTTGGCCGCCGGCCACGATGGTGGCGGTTTGGATGACGCCAGACCCGTTGACGGTGATCGTCGCAGTGGCGTTTTTGCCAGAACCATTGCCCTGAGCCGGGCTGGTCGAAACCAACGCCACGCCTGTGCCAGCAGTCAGGCCCAAGCCGCCATCGGTGATGGTCAGTGTGGCCACCGGGTCGCCTTGGCGGTAATTTTTTGGCGCCCCATAGCCGAGCAAATCAAAAGACACACTTGCTACCGAGCCAGCCTCCAGCGATTCAGACCAGTTGGAGACGAATGCCACACCGGCATCCACTTGGGGGTTGTCGTTGCTGGTGCCCACCAGCGGCAGCTCCCGATACCACTGGATCGCCACGTTGTTGGCTGAGGTCTGAGCGGCCCGCTTGAGCGTCAGGTAACCCTCAGAGGTCGGGTCAAGGTTAAGGGCGCAGGAAATTGAGTAGTTATTTCCCGTAACTAGTTGAGTCGCAAACCCAAAATCAGTGGAATAGTCCAACACTGTTTGAGTGTCGGAGCTGACCGAGATTGAAGCGTTGGTCATGGACAGCACCTCAGTCATGGCGCTGCTTGACGTTGGTGCTGCACTCGCAGTTGTTCCGAGCTTGACCCACAGGCGGACATCAAGACTCGCAAAGTAGGCTCCGGCCATGGATCAGCTTTGAGAATACTGATTTAGGTTGCCAAAGCTTCTGCGGCAATCTTGGTCCAGCCGTTTGCCTCAACAAGGTCGCAAAAGGTCTCCATGTCCTCAATGGACTCGGCCACTGGCAAGTTTTGCCGAAACTCTGAGTAGCCATGGCATTTGTAGCCACGGGGCAGTTCGGACACACAAAACGCCTTGGTTCGCCGCAGCATGATTTGCTCAACCACCCAGCAGCTTGCGCGGGGCATTTGTCGCTCATAGACCGTTTTTAGGTACTCGCCTCGGCCTCGATACTTGACGTTGAAGGCAATGCCAAACTTGTGGAAGCCTCCTTCAAGCTCGACCAAATAAACGTAGCAGGGTCGTTGGGCGTACTCAGGATCAACGGCATAAGCCTCAAAGCCATCGGCTTTAAGATGCTTGATGGCAATTTGTTTGGCTCGTTTTCGGCTGGTTTCTACTCGTAAACAGCCACAGCTTTGAATTGTCCCGTAGCGCACAGCGGTGCCATTGGCATCGGTAAAGCCGCCACAGTCACACTTGAATCTCCATCTGGCGACACCCCTAGAGGTGCTAGGCACTCGACTAAGGCAAATCAATCGCCCATAACGCTGCCCAACAATGTCTTTGAGCGTCCGCTTGGTTGCGCTCTTGCCAATTAAGCATCCACAGCTCCTAGTTGGGCGAGTTTTACTGAGCAGGCCAGCAGAGGAAACGGCTTTCTTGGTGCCACAGTCGCATCGGCATAGCCAGCTGTAATTGCCGTGGCTTGTCAGGCCAATGCAGCTATCTACTACCAGCAACCCAAAGCGTCGTCCTAGCAGCTCCTGCTTGCGTACTTTGCTTTGACGCTGGCGCCTAAAACAACCGCAGCTTGTGGTTTTCTTGTCGAGCAGCAGCTTGCTTGGGACAGTCTTCTCGTGGCCGCAGTCGCATAAGCATGACCATCTAGCCCTGCCTTCGCTGGTGTTAGTTGCTCGTGCCGTAACGGTCAGCCGTCCAAAGCGCTGACCCATCAGGTCTATAGTTCGGCTCATCAGCCTGCTCCTTCCAGGTTGGTCATGGGTCAGGCAGTTCCCGCTGCGCTGACCCACCTATTTTAGCCTGCCGCCATTGCCAACTCTTCTTGCCGCTCAAGCCAATCCATCGGCGTGGGATAGTGCGAGCAGTGCAAATCAAACCCTTTGACATCGTGAGCGATGCCTGCAGTGGCCACTAGGGCTTCTTTGAGCTGCTCACGGTCACAACCCAGCTCAGCGCAGATGGCATCAGGTGCCATGCCCTGATCCACCAGCTTGCGGGCTGCATTACCCAGCTCGCGCACCTTATGCGGGGCCTTGATGCCCCAGTTGCTGCTGCGCAGGTAGTGCAGGCACTCACCGAGGGCAAAGCTCCACAGGATGGTGCTGAGTTTGCCCCGCTCCGGCTTCCAGGCGCGGAATGCCTTGATGGCAGCAAAGTCCACGCAGCTATTGATGTCCTCGGTGGCCATGCAGTACCCGTATTTGCGGGTCAGCTTGTTGGCAAAGAACTTGACCAGGCCAATGTTCTCAGCGTAGAGCTTGCCAAACGCTCGCTGCTCTTCGCGGGTCAGTGGTGTAGCAAGGTGATCTTCGGTCCGCAGCTTTTCTTCTGGCAGCCCTAATGCTGTCAGTAGGGAGAGCTGATCGCGGGAACGTTTAGCCACCCAACCATCCTAACTCCGCAACACTGAGATTTGGCCTACGGATGTTTTCGGGCCCGATAGGCACAAGCAACCGAGGACACCAACCAAATGGGGCAGCACTGTTAAGGCGTTCTGCACCACAGGAGCACCACCATCGCGGAAGTCCACGCTGAGCACGTCCACGCGGGCACTCTTGAGGTCCGCATTGGGGATGCCAGGGATCAGCTCAGCGAGGCCCGCATTGGCTGGCTTGAGCAGCGTTGAATCATTGAGCAGCGCATCGGCTAGGTCAAAGGTGGCGTACTTGATCTCGTCGGGGATGACATCATCGGCATAATCCTTCTCGCCGCAGACGGCCTCCTCACGGGGCCAGAGCAGGGCTTGGGTAGTGGTGGCCTTGCTGCCTACCCACTCAAGCTGATCCAGCGAGCGCGTGGCTGCGATGAGCGCCTTGCCCTTGTCATCGGTGGTTGCCGTGCCCCACTTGAGGGTGGTCAGCATGGTGGCTGCAATGGAATCAGCAGCAGCAACCGACAAGTAGCTGTTGGCATCCGATGCTCCAACAGTGGCAGTGACGGTGACAGGCATGGGACAACAGCGCTAGGACTAGTTTGCTCAGCGTTTAGAACGCCAATTCATTTCGCCGGGCCCTTTTTTGCCTGTCTTGCTGCGGACGTTACCTGCCAGCTTGATCAGGTCACCTTGGACATCCTTGGACCCTTTGAAATGGCCCCTGCGTTTCATTTCCTCCCGCACCTTGGCATCAGAGCGGAACTTGCTTCGTTGGGACTTGATGTCTAGGTAGTCACGCTCAGCTTTGCTCAGCCGACGCGGCGAGGAACTGACCCTGTTGCTGGGTTTGCTGGCTGTGCTGTTGACCTTGGCCCATTGCGCCTTGCTCAGCCCCGGAGGCGGCGGTGGCGGGCCGCCAGCCGCAGGCTTTGCACTCTTCCCGCCCTTGCCACCTTTGCTGCCACCACCAGAGCCTGAAAAGCGGCCATTGGCATCACGCTTGTAGGTTCTGGTCATGACTTAGCTGTGTGCCACTAGCTTGCTCAGCGCTTAGCGCTCCACTGCTTGACGGCTTTGTCAAAGCTGATTTTGCCGCTGACGAGCTGATCCCCAAGCCGCACGCCAAAGATGTCGCGGGCTGTTTCGGGGTTGTCATTGACCCAGTTTTTGGCCGCCCGCTTAAAGCTGACGGTCTGCTCACCACTGTCACCCTCTGCGGGCCGCTTGGTGGCCACTGGCTCACCATTGGGGCTGGTCATGTCCTCATCGCGCCACTTGGCCGGCACGAGGAAACACCGGCAATTATGAGTTAGAATGCCACTAGCAAAATACGCTCCACTCAGCGTAGAAAAATCGTATACAGGTACGTCATGCCGCGCCTCAACCTGGACGTTGACCACATTGTCCAGCTCTACCAATCCGGCATGAGCATGAACAAGCTGGCTAACGCTCATGGCGTCAGCATCAAGGCTATCCGTAACTGCCTCAGGCGTGCCGGGGTCACCTTGCGAACCAAGCCCAACCCCGACTTGCCCTTGGTCGTCCAGCTCTACCGCTCCGGCATGAGCGAAAACCAAGTCGCTCACCACTTTGGCGTTGCTCGTGGTTGCATACGCAAGCGGCTCATCAAAGCGGGCATCACTCCGCGCACGCAAAGCGAGGCGGAGGCGCTCAAGTGGAGTCAGATGACTGCCGAGCAGCGACGCTGCCAAGTTGCTGCTGCCAACAAAGCTGCTCGCGGTCGCGTGCATAGCGAGGAGGAGCGCATCAAGCGGGCTCAGGTCGTCTACAGGCGTCAGCTGCGAATCAGCGACAACGAAAAGCGCATCGCGCATGTGCTCCGCGCACATGGCTTGACTATTGAGCAACAGTTTCCAGTTCACAGCTGCAATATCGACATCGCCGTGCATCCCGGCCCCATCGCCGTGGAAGTCCATGGGGGCGGCTGGCACGCAACTTCCACTCACAGACGCTTGATGGCTGAGAAGCGCAAACAGCTCTTTGGCCGTGGTTGGGCTTTGATTGAGGTTTGGATCGACAACCGCTTCTGCTTTGAGGCTGCTACAGACGAGCTGATCACCCTCTTGGAGCAGCTTGGCAGGCTTCCATCCGTTGCTGGTGAGCACTGGATGATTCTCGGTAACCGAAAGCAGCCTGTCGCCGTGCGTGCGGACAGTGACAACATTTCCGCTGTATACGCTTCGCATCCCGGCAGCGAGGATGCCGGGCTCAATCAGCGTGTCGCCTAAGACGCAATTCATGTGCGGACTGACCTTGCGGTAGCTGGTGTCAAACCGCTTGCCATCAAGCCCAATACAGATCGGGCACACCGCTGAATCCAGCACCGCTGTCCAGACCAGGCCCTGTTCCCCTAGCCAGTCGGGATCTGTCTCAAACTCATAAATGGCCTGCTGGGCTGCATTGCCCACCTCATGCACGCCCGTGCGGATGATGGCCTCCACGTTGTTCTCCACGCGCCGGACCACCGCATCCTCAAAGGTGCTGACCACCTCGCCGCCCACATCCGACAGCCCCAGCCGGATGTAGCGCTCCACCCGGTCGGCCACCTGCGCGGGCAGCGTCGCGGTCAACGTGTCGGCCAACGTTTTGCCATTGACCACGGCATTGTTGACCACCTGGCGCACCTGAACGCTTGCTGCACCTTCAGCGGTGAGCGTGCCGCCTGCCGCATCAACCATTTGCCGGGCAAAGGTCAACTGCTGCTCAACGAACGGCGTCAAGGCTTCCTGCAGCGTGGCCAATGCCGGCACACCCCAGGTTTGCTGCACACTGCGGGCCACCGCATTGACCACAGCGCGGATCGTGTTCTCTCGATTGGGGCCCAGCGCCAACGTGCCGGACTGGGTCACGATGCGCTCCACTGCGGCCATGGTGGTGCGCAGTTCGCGGAGCGCTTGCCGGATCAAGCGGTCCTCAACGGCCTTCGACCGCAAGGCATTGCGCAGAAACAGTTCGATCTCGTCAGAGATGGCCATCAGCGGCCTTGGCCTCGGTACGGCTTTTTACCGGCCTTTGCACGACTCCCACGACCAGACCCTTGGGTGGTCTTGTGGTGGACGGGCTCTTTGCGGATGGTGCCGTTGAGGCCAGCTTTTGCCTTGACGGCCATGGGCAGCAGACGCGCCTACTAGGTTTCCCCTAGAGCACCGGCACGACGTATTCCGTTGTGGTGCCTGCGTAATGCTTCCAGATGACCTCGCTGGAATTGCCTGCCCATGCCGATGCTTGGGCTACTGGGATGCCAGCTTCTAGCCAACGGCTGATGGCCACATGGCGCAGGTCGTAGGGGCGATACCTGGCTTTGACAAGCCCCGCGCTGTGCAGCTCGTCCACCCGCTTGCGAAAGAAGCTTTGGAAGGCGTAGCGGTTCCACGGGAAGATGTACCTCCCCTCGCGGGGCTGAGCTTCAATCAGCTCTTTGGCTCTGGCGTTCAAGGGCACCCACCGTTTCTTGTTGGTCTTGGTGCTGTCCTTGTGGCCGTGGGTCAGCGTACCACTCAAGTGGTGGTCTCTACGAGTGTTGGGAATAGTGTTGCCGGGGGATGGATAGCGCCGAATACGCCCCCTGCTTTTCTCCATTGGAGTGTTGTATGGCTTTCGGGCCGCCAAAGCGGCCATCAGGCTCCCCGGCGGCAGATCAACCTCTGTGATCCATTGGGACAAGGCGAACGCTGGCAGTGCCAGCCGGTGGGTTAACGGCTGCCTTGGCTTCCTCAGGTGTTGCCGCAGTCACGCGGTCAACACGGATGGCATCGCCGTTTTTGTTGACGAAAATCGCTTGGTAGAGCATGGCTTTGGTTCGGTGGGATCTCTCCCGTTTCCTATTTATAGATCCGGCAGCGGGCAAATGTCAAGCAATCCGTCCGCCAACTTGCTGCAGCGTTACTGCGTCGCTTCCCGCAGCTCCTGTTTCAGGTGATCCAGCAGGGCCCGATCGGCAGGCGAGAACTGGGCCGGGAGCTGCAACTCGCCGGCCCACCTCATTGATAGCACGGACCGCGCTGGCTAGTGGTGGTCTCTACGAGGTCCCATCGTTTGCTGCATAAGGTTCCACTGTTTGGCGTTTGAGGTTCCATCGTTTGCGTCTAGACGGGGACACTACGACTGCTCTACGGGATGGCTGCGGCTAAGGCGTTGATCAGCGTGGTGACGCGGGCATCCAGCAGGGCAAGGTCTAAGAATTCGCCGATGGAGTAGAAGGCGAGGCGGGCGTTGGCAAGGCTGACCGCTGCAGTGCCACTGAGGTTGTTTTCCGCAAAAACCAATACATTATTAGCATTAAGGGAAGTTGATGCTGCACTAAAAGCCTGATTTAATCCTCCATTCCACACGGAATACGAGCCAGATGACGATCTAGAAGTGCCGCAAAGGTTTGGCAAAGTTGTCGTATTACTGTGAGCGTTATAAGTGCTGGTTGCATTCCTGGCGCCAGCGTTGCTGGTGCTCGCTGCATACCCGGCCATCAATGCTCCGCTAGTTGCTGCGCCTTGTCCCAAAATGGCGCAATCGTTGCTTACTGCGGAAATGTAGGCGCAGATGTGGTTGCTATTGGTAGGCAAGGACGAGGCTAGTCGATTGCTGTTTAGATATTTTGTGCTTCCATTTCCGGCTAGTCCTGTTTTCCTGTTGTAATCCCCGGCTACAAAGTTAAAGTTTGTCGGAGCCGTCCCAGCCAGCGGCACCAGCGCCCCGCTCAGCGTCCTAGCCCCAGCAAGGATGCAGCTCGCCTTAATGGCGCTCCAAATCCCGTCCTGCTTACAGCCGATCACGAAGTTGTTGATGGCGTAGCGAGTAGCAGTCTCTAGGGCCTGGGTGTCGGCAGCCTCTACAGCCTCGATGTAGGTCGAGGCATCAGCGTCGAACTGGAAGCCAGGCCGAACGAGCAACGTCATACGTCACCCCCAGGGTTAGAGTCGTTGTCTTCTACGGGTGCCACATACGGGCTGCCGTCAGCGTTGAACTGGGGCGGGATGGGGCCGAGGTAGTAGGGGCCCACCTTGAGGTCCTGGCACACCTTGGTCGCCATAGAAGTCGCGTACTCCCCTACAACCTCTTCAGGCGTTTTGCCTTCAAGGGAGGCCGTGGCAATGATGCCGGGGGCCAGGGTGTCGTCAATTGTGATTGTGAAAGAAGCCATGATCAGGAGAGGCGATAGGTGACAAAGGTGTTGGC